GGTCTGTAAATATATCATAGTCTTTTTAAATTAAAAGGGCAAGTCATAAATAACCTGCCCTTTTTTCAATACAACAAGAACACAAAAACGGAAAACAAATTCTTAGTAAGCAGGGCTCACAGTTATTCCAGCGAAGTTACCAAATGGATTTTCTGTAGCTGGATCGTACGCTTCTAAGTGAACAGCTGGAGACAATTCTTCAGCAGTAACAGTTACTTGGTATCCCATCAAATCTGCTTTTTGAGCACCTGATTGAACAGTACCCGCAGTAAGCTGTGCTCCCTCTCCAATACCAACCATCAAAATTTGATTGTCATTAGTGCGTACAAATACAACCATTCTAGCTTTGGCAACGTTTAAAAATTCGTTACGCATGTTTTGCGCGAGCTTTCCGAATGTCCATCCAACTTCCTGTGAAAAGAACAATGTTCCTGTTTCCAAATTCTTCTGTACAGTTTCAATATATGAACCTGAATTACGGAAAGGAACATAGCGGTAAATCGTTGCTGTAGGTAAACCATCAATTTCACCTGTAACAGCATCGTAAGTAATGCCTGTTTCAAAGTCATCGTAGTTGGCGATAAATACCTCTTTAACGCCACCAATGCCTTCTAGGCAATCTAAAGGAAATCCTGTAGTTAAATTACAAGCCATATTTTTTATAGTTTAAAAAGGGGGCTGTTACACCCCCTTTGATTAATGATTATGCACCCCAGTAGGTGATGTCTTCAGCAACAGCAATCTGTGCACCCAAGTAGAAGCGTGCACCGTAACGCACGTTCTGCGATCCATCAAGATTCTGCATATCCAAAATGAAGATTTCGTTCATTTGGTTCTCCTGCCATGTACCCAACATCAAGTTGCTCTTTTGTGAGAACACGATGTTGTTAGCAGCCATGCCCGGACATACGTAGATTTCGTACATTCCTACGAAACGCTTAGATACTTCAGGACCACCTGTCAAGTACCAACCGTTGCCAGCAGCAATCTGTGCTTGCATGTAGGCTTCCCATGCAGCCTGTCCCATGTACAAAGCTGGCTTTTCAGCAGCACCCTTAACAGCCGAATTTGCTGTGTTGATGATGTCCCAAATAGTAGCGATGATGTTTGTTGCATCAAGTGCGCCTGAACCTGCAGATACAGCACCTGAACCACCTGCCTTAATCAAAGTCAAGAAACCGTCGTACTGACCAGCGGTGGCATTAACACCATTCCACATTACAGATTCGTTAGCAGCAGCAATACCATTTACCAAACGCTCAATGATAGCGTCTTGGATTTGCGTGCTTACGCGACCGCTCATTACATCAGCTGTTGACCAATCGGTGAATAATTCTCTCTTACAGATTTCGCGCTGAACTTGGAATTCTTCCAAAGTCAATACACGCTCGCTCAAGTTGATTGTTCCTGTTGGAGTGAAATCACATGTGCCTGCAGCGAAAGTTACAGTGTCATCAATTTTACGTACTACTGATTTGTATGGTACGTTTGGCTTCATTGTAACGTATTGAGTTGATACGTTAGATAGCAGAGCCTTTGCTACAATTTCACCTGCCAGCTGTCCTGAGTAGGTGTTGTTTAATAGAACTGGATTTGGCATATTACTTTACTTTTTTATTCTTTGATTAATTACTTTTTTGCACGGATGTTTTCCATGAAGTCGCTGAATGATGAACCATTCGAAGCAACAACCGGAGAAGCATTCTTTTTAAATTCTTGTGATTTAACAGAAGGTACAGCAGGTGCTTTCTTAACTGAAGCAAGTTCAGTCTTCAATGCTTCTGCATCCTTCTTAGCAGTTTCTACTGCCGCAGCTAGTTCAGTCTTTTCAACTTCAAGTGCAGCAATGCGCTCCGACAAGTTACCGATAACAGCAACTAAGTCTTCGCTGCTCATTTCGGTAGATTGTTCTTCGCGTTCGATTTCGGCAATAAGACCATCTTCGCCTACGACTACTTTGGTCACACCGTCTTCAAGCAGGTACTCGCCTGCAGGTACGGGCACTGGGTTTCCTTCAGCATCTTGGGTGTAGATGTCCACACCAACTACCCACTCATCAGCGGTAGAATAGATTTTAGTACCATCATTCAAAGTACCTTCTACTGCAAACTTTACTTCTGTTGCAGCAGCTTCTTCTTCGAACTTGATACCCACTGTTGAAGGATCAATGCCGTACTTATTGAATACGGATTTGATTTGTTCTTTAATATTCGACATGTTTGGATATTTGGGTATAGTAGCAAAAACAGCGTTTTGTTACATGTAGCCACATGTCTTATCTTAGCAGTATAAATAAATGCCCATATTATGAAAGCAAACCCTGAATTCATGACAAAGAAAATTTCAGTACGTCTAACTGAAAAGCAGTACAAGGCTGTGATGAAAAACGCGAAAGCAAGCAAGATGACAGTAGCGGAATATTCGCGTGCCTGCATGCTGTAAAAAAAAGAAGGGGCTCGTTTGCCCCTATCTTTTTAATCTAAAACCTAAATCTCTTATGACGTTTATATAACCAACGTTCGGCAAATATATATCATTTTCCCAAACCTGCAAGTATTTGGTCTAGTTCCAAAACCAATTCTGCTTCGTAGTTTTTAACCCCACTCATAGCTACGCCCACTTCGTTAAAGAAGCCTTCGATGCTGTAACCTTTTACCTTTCCTTCCTTTACATCATTCCAAACATGGTCTTCATCAACTTTGGTTCCGATAAACCATGTACCATCAGGCAGTTCAGGCAACCCAAGTTGAATGCTCTTATCATTTTTGCCTTCCTTTAACCATGATTCTACAACTGTCACACCGGTTACTGGTATTTCATGTTGCAGGTTAGTGGTATGTTGCAGATTCTTTTTGAAGAATTGATGCGCGATTGCCTGCACTGTTGCCTTTTCAAAGTACACATAGTAAGGTTCGCCTTTCTCGTCATAGCGCAGTATCTCCTTATCCGGGATTAACGCAGGACCATACAGCATTCTACGTTCGTCATCGACTTTGGCAAGCTGCATCTTGCTCAATGCAATCCAATTTTCTTCGATTGCTGGCATGTCTACTAGCCCCATCGCTGTAATACCTAAACGACCTTCTTCGTCGATTACACACTTAACTACTTTTCTCTTATCCATTTTACAAATTTAATTTAGTTATCCTATACGTGCTAAGTCTTCTACGTTTTCGCGTACTTCTTGCTGACTTGATACATCACCTGCCAACACATACGCACGTGGTAAGTATTGATCAGGGCGATTTGTAACGAACTGCGCAGCAAATGGATTGAATTGGGCAGGTTCTGGACTACCACCACCACCCCCACCAAATGAAGGTGGAGTGCTATTGTTGCCCGGTGTTGAACCACTGCCTTGAAACTGTTGTGATGCGATTGTTGCAACATTAGCAAGACCAGCTGCTACTGCAACACCTGCTGCTACAAATGGCGCACCCGGAAAGGCAACAGTGATTGGGTTCTTTGCTGTGCTGTTAAAGATTGAGTTAGCAGATTCGTAAGTGCTAATGGTTGCCTGTGCTATACTGATTGCCTTTTGCACCTTAAATGCTGCCTTTGCAGTCTTTTCATTATTCTTGCCAAATGCTGAAGTAATAGCAGCTATACCATCAAGTGTTTGCTTTGCGAAATCTAACTTTGATTGCTGCGCTCGTTTTTCAATTTGTTCTACTTCATCCGCATTCATTTGAGCAATAATGGCAAGTTGTTCCGCGTTGCCTTTGGCAGCATCGCGCATGGCTGCATACTTCGCATCAGCCATTGCAATCTCTTTATCTACACCTTCCTGCATTAACTGAATACTGAAATCCTGTGCGTTTCGCTGTGCTTCTAATTCAGCATCAAAATCACTTATACCACTTTTCGCACTCTCTGGTTTAGTTTGATCACCTTCAATTTGTGCTCTTAATTTTTGGCTTTGCTCATATATTTGACTTCGGATAGCCAATAAACGTTGGCCTGCTGCTTCTAATCTGCGCAGTCTATCTTCTTCGCGTTTTTGCGCATCGTCTTGCGCTTTTTGGTCTGCTTCGGTGATTGTTTTATTAATGTCACCTAATGCCTTATCGAGTGCAGCATTTTCTTTAATAGCAGCATCTAAACGTTGTTGCTGATACTCATCTAATTTACCACCACGCTCAACAATAAGATTAGCTTGGTCAATTAAACTTTGATTGGCTTCTTTTACTTGGTCACTGTATTCTTTAAAACGTTCGCGTGCCTGCTTTAAATTACCTCCTGAAGCCTTAATAATATCGGAACTGCGCTTTTCTACATCTGTGGTTATTTGATCTGCAAATTGTTTTACATCGGCTAATGCTTCTTTTGCTCTTTGCGCTGCCTTTTCTGCTTCTTCTCCTGCTTTCGTATTTGTAAAGCCTAAAGCATCGGATAAAGTAATCAAACTATCTTTAAGAAATTGAACGGTATCAGATAGTCCTGTTAAAAAACTACCTAAGGCACCACCCGAAGCTTTAAG